CGCCACGACGCTGACCACCAACGTCACCGGCGCGGCCAGCGACAACCTCTCGCTCAGCTTCGCCGACTACGCGACGCTGGCGCTGCTGCTGCAGGCCATCGCGGCGACCGGGAAGTACACCGCCGCGTCGCTGGTCACCAACACCAACAGCTTCCAGTCGAACCAGCTCGACGGCGTCACGGCGGTCGACATCAAGACGGCGCTGACCGCGGTGTTCGCGAAGAACTTCGACATCGGGAACTGGGTCAACACGAACAGCCAGCAGATCAGCGCGACGTTCACCCTCGGGGCCGCGGCGTTCACCGGGCCGCTCGCCGCGACCCAGCTCACGGGCGGCACCCGCGGGACCTCTGCGAACACCGACTGGTCGAACGCGTTCACCGCGCTCTTGAACGTACGCGTCAACCAGATGGTCCCCCTCGCCTCCGCGGACGCTGTGACTGCGCAGGGCACGTTCACGATCTCGTCGATCCTCGCCGCGGCGGTCGCCTACGCCAAGCTCGCGAGCTCGACCGCCGGCCAGAACGAGGTCGAGGCGTGGGCCGGCGTCAGCCAGACCAAGACGGCGTTCATCACGACGCTGAACACCCAGAACAGCGAGCACCTCGTCCTCCAGGCCGAGCGCGTGCAGCGTCCGGCGCAGGTCGGCGGGACGACCTACGTCGGCGGCAGCTTGCTGCAGTACACGGCCGGGCAGTCCGTGTTCTTCCCGGAGTGGGCCGCGGCATGCGTAGGGGCTGGCATGCGAGCCGGTGCCCCGCTCGGCGAGCCGCTCACGTGGAAGTTCACCAACGTCAGCGGGGTCAGCTCGGACAGCTCGTGGTCTGAGACGAGCAACAGCGACGTCACCCTGATCGAGCTCAACGGCGGGGTCGTCATCAACACGGTCCGCGGCAAGGGGTTCCGGTTCGACAAGGTCATCACGACCTACACGAGGTCGAGCAACGACGCGTACAGCGAGGAGACCCTGGTCCAGCTGTGGAAGCTGGTCGCGTTCAACCTGCGCCAGGCGCTGCAGGACGCGTTCGTCGGCCGCGGCGGGTCGCTGGACCGAGTGCAGACCGTCCCGGCGGTCGTCGCCAGCGTGATGCAGCCGCTCAAGGATGCCAAGGCTATCACCGACAGCGTCGACGCCAACGGGAAGCGCCTGAACGCGTGGCGCAACGTCACCTGGAACCTGAACGGCGACCAGCTGTCGGTCAAGCTCACCGTCACGCTGACGCCGGGCATCAACTTCGTGCTCACCACGATCGTCCTCGTTCCCGCCCAGATCAGCGGCGCGGCATCGTAGGAGAGGAGCTGACAGATGGCACGTCCCGCACTCCCGCTCGGCCAGGGTACCCGCGTCTTCTCGGGCGCGCGCTGCCTGTTCATCTTCAACGGGGAGGGCGTCGGGTTCGCGTCCGGCGTCTCCGGGTCGGAGGAGATCCAGTACGAGCCGATCGACACGCTCGACCACCTGGAGGTCCGCGAGCACGTCCCGGTCGGCTACCGCTGCACGCTCGGCGCGCAGGTGTTCCGCACCGTGTCGGTGGGCGCGAGCGACGACCTCAACGCGCCGGGGAGCCTCAAGGCCCAGCAGATCTTCCCGAAGTTCAACGACATCTTCCGCATCCAGGGCGTCGACGCCGTCATCCAGGACCACCAGGTCAGCGGCAAGACGCTCCACCAGTACCAGACGGTGAAGACGTCGAGCTACAACTTCAACGTCACGCCGCGCGGGGTCGTCGGGCAGAACGTCGGGTTCGTCGCCATCCGCGCGCTGGACGAGACCGAGGTCTCACCGTGAGCGACGAGAAGCAGGTCGAGATCGTCGACGCCGACCTCGACTCCGCGAAGGTGAGCGACTTCGATAAGAAGTTCGCGAAGTCGTTCACCGTCACGTGGCGGAACAAGGAGACCGGGATCGTCAGCGTCGGGACGTTCACGGCGCGCCGCCCGACGCTCGGCGTCCTCGGGAGGATCGCCGTGTACAAGGCCGAGCTGAACGGCGGGAAGCAGCTCGACCCGACGACGGAGTTCCTCCACCAGATGATGGCCGACCTCCACTTCATCCTCGTCGGGTTCCCCGACTGGTGGAGGCCGGGCGACTTCTTCACCGCCGACCCACTGCGTGAAGTGTGGGACCACGTGTCCGGGTGGCTCAACACCTTTCGCGGGGGAGGCGCTGGCTGACGACTACCGGCTGCTGCGCGCGGTGGCCGCCGCCCGGCTGCGGAGCCAGTGGCTGCAGCGCTGGTGGTGCAAGAAGCACCACCGGCCGATGAAGGACCCGCTGCTGGCCGACTACACGCCGGAGGAGCTGATGATCGAGTACCTGATGGACGCCGTCGAGGAGGACCCCTCCGAGGAGTTCCCGCGCGACGTCCGCGAGTCGGGCGCGTACGGCCACCGGACTGGCGACGCCCTGCTCGATAGGTGGCAGGCGGACGCGGCGCTCGGCAAGGCGGTCGACTTCGACGAGGCGTTCGACGACCCCGACCAGCTCAGGCAGTTCGAGGCGATCAAGGCGGCCTCCAAGAGGCGGTTCCGCGAGCGTGCCGGGACGATGGTCGACGGAGGTCCTTGATGGTGGACGACGTCAAGCTCACGCTCGGGATCGACGTCGAGGCGCTCCAGCGCAGCGCCTCGCAGGCCACCAACGTCCTGACGCAGGCGTTCGAGAAGGGCATCGGCGCGAGCCTGCTCGGCAACGGGCTCGCCCCGACGCAGGGTCCGTCCCAGCAGGAGCAGGGTGGCGTCCGCGGCATCATCGACGCCGTCCAGCAGGTCAACCGGACGCTGGTCGCCGGGTTCAACGCCCTGGCTGGCGGCGTGTACCTTGGTGGCGGCGGCGGCGGTGGTGGCGGTGGCGGCGGTGGTGCTGTCGGAGGGTCCCCGGGCCTGGGTGGCGCCGGGGCGGCCGGCGGCGGGCTGGCGCCGCCGACCCCGGGCCAGGGCGTCGCCGGAGGGCGCTTCGGCGTCGGCGCGCAGATCCTGTCGCGCGCCGGCGACCTCGCAGCCGCGCTCATGCCGTCGTCCATGAAGATGTTCATGGGAGGGTTCTACGGGACCGACGTGATGGGGTTCATGCACAACCTGGTCAGCCAGATCCCGATCGCCGGGAGGCTGCTCGGAGCCGTGACTGGACCGTTCCACCAGGTGATGCAGCAGAACGACGAGTTCAAGAACATGCAGTACGAGGCGTTTCGCGACGTCGGCGAGGACGCGATGAACACGTTCACCAACATGTGGGTGGACGATGACAAGCGGGAGCAGTTCCTCAAGCGGTACGGCATGAGCCGGTCGGAGACCCAGCAGCTCGTTCACGCGGGGTTCCGCTCCGGGGTCGGCGGAGGGCCGGGCAGGAACAGGGCGATCGAGACGATCATCAACATGCAGGGTCAGCTCGGTCTCGGCACGGAGGCGGCCGGCGCGATGGGCGCGCTGCGCCGGGGTGGGCTCGGGCAGGGACAGGAGACCGAGGTGATGGCGAACGCGATCGGCGTCGCCGTTCAGACCGGGCTGGAGCGCGGCCGGTGGGGCGAGATGCTGACGCTGTGGCAGCGCGCCGCCCAGTCGAGCGTCGATACGGACATCGCGTGGAGGCAGGTCGCCGCGCAGCAGCAGTTCGTCGGGAGCCTCGGCGAGCGGTTCCGCGGCGACACGCCGGCGGCCCAGTCGATGATCCAGGCGCTCCAGTCCGCGGCGAGCAACGCGCAGTCGCCGCTGGCGCTGCGAGCCGCGATGCAGATGACCGGCGGGGACTACTTCGGGGCGACCGCGCGCATGGCGCGCGCCGCGGAGCAGCCGGACACCGAGCTCCAGGAGGCGATCATCAACCAGCTGATGGGGACGTCAGTCGCCCAGGCGTGGCTGGCGATGCCGGACGGACCCGACGCCGACCGCATGCTCGACCGCGTCGCGGGCGTCGGCGCGGCGTTCGGCACGGGCCTGTCACAGCTCAAGATCGCCACGCTGCTCAAGGCGCGGAAGGGTGCGCGCGGCACCCTGTTCCCAGGGCCGCTGCCGGAGGCCGTCGACATCGGCCGGCAGCAGGTCACCGGCGGTGCGCCGCTGCCCGGGACCGCGCTCGGGCCTCGCAAGAGCCAGACCGAGGCGCAGCGGCCGAGCGACATCTCGTCGATTCAGGGCATCGGCCCGGTCGCCCCAATGAGCCCGCAGGATCAGCTCAGGACCTCTCCCGTCCGGCTTCCGACGATCGACGACATCCAGAGCGGGCGCTATACGATCGACATGTCCGGCCAGGGTCAGACGCAAGCGTCGTCGCAGAGCCTCGGGTCATACCAGTCGTTCGTCGGGCAGCGGTTCGGCAACCCGATCCCGGGCAGAGCGTCGCATCCCGGGGTCGACCTCATGTTCCCGCCAGGCACGACGGTCACGTGCCACGTCGACGGGACCATCACGACGATCCGCGACTCGAGGGTCACAGGCGCCAAGGACGAGACCGGGATCGGCATCCACGTCCGTGACGACCGCGACGGCTCGGAGTGGAAGTTCTATCATCTTGACCCGGCGACCGTGCCGAAGGACCTGCGCGTCGGCACCCACGTCAGCAAGGGCACGGTGCTCGGGAGGACGTTCGACTTCGCCAAGTGGAAGGACACGGGCACTCGCACGCACCTGCACCTCGGCCACGTGGGTGCGTCCGGGGCGCTGCTCGACCCGCTGGCTTCCGGCGGGGCCCCGGCCGGCGCGCTCACCGGGGGAGTCATGCCATCGGCGGGTGCCGGGTCGGTCGGGTCGACGGCATCCGGCGGCGGGGGTGGCGGATCTTCGCAGGTCGACGTCCACCTCTACATCCACCAGGACCAGGCCGGGCGCCCGGTGGTGCGCGCCCGCGGTCCCGGCGTGCACACGGTGAGCTCGCCGGGACAGCTCGTCGGAGGGCACAGGTGAGCCGGGAGATCGTCGCGTCCGCGGGAGACGTCCGCGACGTCAACAACACGTGCGACGTGCTGCACGTCGCGCGGTCGGCGCAGTTCAACGCCAGCGACGTGCTCCGCCGGATCTTCGCAGCCCAAGGGCTCCTGGCGACCGGGGCGACGCTCCCGGCCGACGTGAACAAGGCGTACGGCGGCCAGGGCGGGGCGTCGTGGCTCGGCGAGCAGTCGAGCGACGTCCTGACCTGCTCGTGGTCGAAGGACGTCGACTCCGTCGGCACGCTCGCAGTCCAGCTCAAGCCAAGGACGAAGTATTTGGATACGGTCCTGCCCGGCGACCTGCTGATCGCGTTCATGAGCGACGCCGGCGACTACGCGCCGGCCAACCGCTTCTCCGGCACGCTCGTCACGCTCGCGGTGGTCGGCCGCGTCGCGGAGTCGACCGTCGTCCAGCAGGGCGCTACCGTCGACGTGGTCGCCGTGACGTCCCGCGACTTCACCGTCGTGCTGATGGAGTCGTCCACGGTGTTCGACCAGGCGTTCGCCCAGCTCGAGAACGCCGCGTACACGGGCGATTTCATCAATCGACTGTTCAATGAGGGCAAGCAGCTCGCGCTGAGCCCGCTGGAGAGCGTCCTGATCCTGCTGCTCCTGCTGTTCGACGCGGACTCGACCGGCAGCGAGGCCGCCCGCCTGCAGTGGAAGCTGACCTCGTCCGACGTCGAGGCCACGACCCAGCTGATCTCGCTGCTCGACGTCGTGACCTACGTCCAGAACCCGCTGCCGTTCTACGCGCTCGCCGAGCCCTTCGGGATCGTCCAGGCCGGCAACGTGTGGTCGCTGCTCGAGAGCTACGCCAACCCGCTGGTCAACGAGTTCTTCATCGACGTCAGGGACGTCAACCCACAGGAGCGGCTGTTCAGGACGCTGGCAAAGACGTCAGCCCAGACCACGTTCTTCTCGGGCAACCCCGGCGACGTCGCCGCGCAGGACGAGACCGTCCGGGCGGTCCTGGGCAGCGGGGCGTTCCATCAGAGCTCGACGCTGAGCGGCTCTGGCTCCGCGTTGCCTGGGTCGGCGGACGGCACCTCGGTCCTCGCGCTCGTGCTCCGGCAGCGGCCGTACGACGACGACGCGTTCAGCGCGCTGCCGGTCACCGAGGTCGACTCCACGGAGGTCGAGTCGAGCGAGCTCGCGCGGTCGTCGCACGATGTGTACAACTGGTTCCGCGTCAGGTTCCCGGGCCTCGACGTCAAGCTGCAGGAGCTGGTCGCCGGCATCCGCATGGTCCCGCAGTCGGTCGCGAAGTTCGGGTACCGCCGCATGGAGGCGGAGACGCGGTACATGTTCGCGTCGAGCGCCACGTCGACCGCGTTCAGCCAGGGCAGCACGAAGACCGACTTCGGGGACGTGTTCAGGAGGTACGTCGACCTGCTGTCGACGTGGTACGGCCAGAACGAGTTCTGGTACGCCGGGCAGCTGTCGATGCGGTTCCGCCCGTCCATCCGCGTCGGCACGCGCCTCCGGCTCGCCCGGCGCGGGCAGCTCTACGACTTCTACGTTCAAGGCGTGCACCACGCGTTCAGCAAGGAGCCCGGCGGCAGCCGGACCTCGCTGACGCTCACGCGCGGCCGGGTCGTCAGCAGCCCGACCGTCCCGCTCGTGCCCGTGGCGGACTTCCAGCACGACGGGTTCGACGTCACCGAGGGGTCCCAGTGAGCGAGTGGACGTACGACGGGCACCCGGTCCAGGCCGGGCTCGGCCGCGCCGACTACGGCCTGACCGGGCAGCGCGCGCACTACTCGATCCAGGATCTCCGCGAGATGGTCGTCGTCGCGCGGTACTACGTCGACGACCCTCGCAACAGGTCGAAGCGGTTCGTCGAGTACACGTGCCGGGACCTCCACACGAGCGAGTCGTACCCGGGCTGCCGGCAGCTGTCGGCGATGGGCGGGGTCGACGACGGGGACGACGCCCCGCTCCGGCCGTCGACGTCGTTCGTCGCCGGCGCGACCGGGACTACCGGGGCGCTCGTGACCGAGCACACCCCGGCCAAGGACGTCGACGGCGACCAGGTGCTCGTCGGGTTCATCTCCGGGTCGCGGTCGCGCCCGGTGATCGTCGGGGTGTTCCGGCACAGCGGGTCCCAGTACGGCGCGACCTCCGCGGACGGGGAGCGTCGCCTGACCCGCCACAAGGGGACGACGCTCGAGGTCAACGAGAGGGGGGAGTACATCGTCCACCACAAGAGCGGCTCCACGCTGGCGATGCTGGACGGCGGCGACGTCCAGGTGCGCCCGGCAGCCGGCAAGAAGCTGTTCCACGGCGACGTCGGCGCCACCGAGAACCACGTGCTCGGGCAGCAGGCCAAGCAGTTCCTGTCCGACCTCATCGACGCGCTGCTCGCCGCCACCTACTCGACCGCATTCGGACCGTCGGGCACGATGCTGCCGCCGTCGCAGACGCAGCTGCAGACACTGAAGGCGGGCCTCGACAGCCTGCTGAGCAACATGGCCTTCACCCAGAGGGATCAGACCTGATGACGATGTCGCAGGATGTGCTCGCGGCCCAGCTGCTCGCCCTCGAGCCGGCCGCCACGGAGGCGGACGCAGCTGCCGCGCTGGCTGACGCCTACGCGACGTTCGCCGCGGACGCCCAGGCCGGGGCCGCCGCGATCACCGCGGCCGGCGTGGCGCTCGGGAAGGCGGCGATGCTGGCGGCGCTCGTCGGGATGAGCGCCCCGGGCGCCGGGTCCGCGGTGCTGACCGCGGCGGTCCAGGCGTTCTGGGGCGCCGTGGCCGGTGGCCTGGCGACGTCGTTCCCGGCGGCCGCCGCGATCGTCCCACCGCCGCACTCGGGCCTGCAGGCTCTCCTGGACGCGACGTTCACATCCAACACGGCAACGGCAGCGTCCGGCCCAGACGCCACGGCCGCGGTGGCGGCCGATCTTTACGGGCAGGCCATCACCGGGGGTGGTGTAACATTCCCGGGTCCAGTGGTCATCCCCATCACGTAGCTCATCGCAATGACGACCCCGTTCGTCCCAGCCCAGCAGCCAGACGCCTCCGTGGGGAGACGCTACGCGAAGGCGTTCAAGTACGTCTTCGCGATGCTCAAGGCGGGCGAGGACCTCGCCACGGTGGACCCGGGCGAGAGCGCGGCGACCTCGACCACCCTGGTCGACGAGGGGCGGTTCGTCGTGCTCACCCTGCCCCAGCAGATCCAGATGCGGGGCCCGTTCGCCACCGCGGTCACCGTGATGCAGGACGGCGGCAAGGTGGTCGAGTCGCGCGGCCAGGTGCTCAGGCCGTGCGTGGTCACGGGCACCACGGGGTTCCTGCCGCCGAACACCTCGCCCGCGCTGCTCGCCCAGCGCGGCAGGCTCGTCCAGAACGCGCCCGACCTCGACGGCCAGCTCGGCGCGGTGTCGGGGTACCTGCAGTTCCGCAAGCTCCGCTACCTGTTCGACCTCTACGGGGATGAGCGCCGCCGCGGCAACATCGACGTCGCCATGTACTTCTTCGACTACAAGAACGACGACTTCTGGCGGATCGAGCCCCAGTCGTTCGACCCGTCGAGGACGTCCCGCAGCCCGATGACGAGCAGCTACAGCGTCCAGTTCCAGTGCCTGGAGCGGGCCGACGCGCTCGTCACCAGGAGCAACGAGGTCGGCCCGCTCGGCGGCCCGGCGCTGCTCTTCTCGGGCGCCGCGCGGACGGCGACCGGCAACGTCGGCGGCGTCCTCGCCAAGGTCGCCGGCGCCCTGAGCGCGGCGTCGAAGTCGTCGATCCTCGCCGCGGTGTCCCGGTTCGCCGACATGGTGACGAGCGGGCTGGACTTCCTGGTGCACTGCGACGCGGTCGTCCAGCGCGCGTTCCAGGCGACGCTCAACAGGCTCGACGCGGTCGTCGGGTTCTTCGCGAACGCGCACGACACGTTCTTCACCCTGCTGGACACCGTGCCGACGCTCCTCGCGCAGCTCAGCGGCTCGCTCGCCGGGCTGTTCACCACGATCGACAAGTTCGCGCCCGACAACATCAGGCAGGAGATCAACGCTTGGGAGTTGGAGGTGACGACCCTGACCGACCACATGGCGGTCCAGGTCGGCCTCCTCGTCGCGTCGCAGCCGCAGCGCGACACCCGGGACACCGACCAGCGGTTCGCGCAGGGGCGGATGAAGGCGGGCGCGACCACCGACCTCATGCGCGAGCCCGGCTCCGGGCCGCTGGACGCGAACCCGTTCGTCGGGACCTCCGGGCTGTCGCTGGTCACCGACGTCGACGCGCTGGCGGGGAACGCCCAGCACGTGTCCGTCGTCGTCAACCAGGGCGACGACGTCTACTCGCTGGCGCGCCGGGTGCTCGGTCGGGTCGAGCGGTTCGTCGACATCGTGCTGATCAACAAGCTGGAGTTCCCGTTCATCGTCGCCGACGCCGCCACGAAGCCGCCGAACACGTTGGCGTGGGGCGAGCGCGCGCTCGTCCCGGCCCCGGCCGGCGCGGTCCCCGGCTCCGTCGCCGGGGTCGGCCCGGCCTCGGTCCCGACCGCGTCCGGCACGGTGGACACGGGGTCTCCTCTCAGCCAGCTGGTCGACAGCACCGCCTCGTGGCTCCCCGGCCAGTGGGTCGGCTACACGGTCACCGCGGTGACCGGCGGGTCCCGCCAGTCGCTGATCTGCAACGCCAACGACGCCACGACGCTGACCGTGAGCGGCACCTGGACCATCCCGATCACGCTGGGCGTCACGACGTACGCCGTGTCTTACTCCCAGTTCGACCCGGGGCGCCCCGTGACCGCCGAGACGAGGGCCTACGGGGTCGACATGCTCGCCGTGTTCGACGTCGACGGGCGTTGCGACGCCGCGATCGGCGCGACCGGGGACCTCGCGGTGGCCCGCGGCCTCGACAACTTCTTCCAGGCGATCACGCTGCGGTCGCGCTGCCCCCTCGGCGAGCACCCGTTCCACCGGGGCTACGGCACGCTGGCCCCGGTCGGCAGGCCGTTCACCGACGACGTCGGCGTCCTGTACGCGTTCCACTTCCGCAGGTCGCAGCTCTCGGACCCGCGCGTCGGTCGGGTGCGGAACATCCAGATCAGCCAGGATGGTGACGTGTTCATGGCCTCCGCTGAGGTGCAGCCCGTCGACGCGCGGACTGCTCAGCCCATCAACGTCAGGGTCGGAGCGTAGGGTGCCGGGGCAGATCAGGTTCCTGACCTACCCGGAGGTCCTGGCGAACATGTTCGCCCACGCTCAGGCCCCGGTCGCGAGCGGCGGCCTCGGCCCGGACGTGGACCTCAACCCAGGGTCATTGTTCCGTACGACTCTGGAGTGCGCGGCGCTGTCCGACGCCGACCAACACGTGCAGATGAGCCGGATCCCGAACCTGTTCTCGCTCGACAAGTGCCGGGGAGACGACCTCGACCAGCGTGCGGTCGAGATCGGCGCGGAGATCCTGACCGACCTGAAGCGCCTGCCAGCGAACACGAGCGCGGCGTCCGTCGTGGTCGGCAACGGGACGTTCCTCAAGACGACCACGGTCGCGACCGACGTCGCCAACGGCGCTGCGTCGTTCGTCGTCGTCGACGGGTCGGCATTCCCGACCTCCGGTGCGGTCACGGTCAACGCGGGGGCCCCGAACGAGGAGGACCTGATCTTCACCCGGTCGGGCAACACCTTCACGGTCGCGCTGTCCGGGTCTGGCTCCGTGCTCCAGCGCAGCCACGCGAGCGGCGAGCCGGTGACCGGGGTGTCGATCCGCTCCACGCTGGCCGCCGGGGTGTCGGCCGGCGCGACCTCCCTGTCGCTGCTCGCCGGCACCGGCGCGGCGTGGCTGGCGTCCGGCACGGTCATCCTCGACCGGAGCGCGACGACGCAGGAGAAGATCGCGTTCACGCGGACCGGGGACGTCCTGGCGCTCGGCTCCGCGACGACGTTCGCGCACGCCGCCGGGTCGGTGGTCATCCAGGGGACCGACGGGACCGACCACGCGATCCCGGTCGGCGCGCAGGCGTACGTCCCGCCGACGTTGTCCTCGCCGCAGATCAACTTCGTCGTGCAGACGCCCGGTGGGACGCTGTTCGACGGCGACTTCGTGTCCGGGCTGATCCCCACGCAGTCGGTCCTCGCCGGGGCCTCCACGCGGGTCGGCTCGAACCAGATCACGAAGTGGACGACCCCGCCGTTCGTGGGTACGACCGTCACCAACCCGGCGTCGGCGACCCGCGGGTCGGACCGCGAGGAGGACGACGACTACCGGCAGCGGATCAAGGACACGGTCCAGAGCTTCTCGGGCGGCGGGACGCCGCTCGCCATCGCGACCAAGGTGAAGGGGCTCGAGGACCCGGAGACCGGGGCGCAGGTCGCGTTCGTCCAGCTGGTCGAGCCCGTCCTCCCCAGCGACCGCTGCCTCCTCTACATCACGGACGGCACCTCGGCATTCTCGCTCTCGCAGCGCCCGTTCCTCGGGCGCGACGTCGTCATCTCAGACGCCGTGGTCGGCGACGCCCGAGGTCGTCTCGGCACGTACGGCCCACCCTACAGCTACTCGACGTCGGCCCCGGTCTCCCCGCGTCTGTTCTCGAGCGCGGGGACGGTCCGCGGGACGTCGACGTCGACCGGGACCAACTTCCTGGAGGACACGACGCAGGCGATGACGGTGAACGCGTTCGCCGGCATGTGGCTCAAGACCGTCGACGACGTGTTCCGCCAGGTCGCGTCGAACACGGCGATCAGGTTCGTCCTGACGTCCGGCGACACGCCGACCGGCGGCAGCTACTCGGTCTACAACCTCTCGGGGTCACCCCTCGTCCCGGGCACGGACTTCAACTTCAACCCGTCGAACGGCGACCTGGAGCTCGCCGTCGCGCTGTCGACACACGACGGGCTCGTGGCGGCCTCGGACGGGGCGTCGCCATCTCTCGGCGCCTACCTGTACGCGAGCGGCCTCGCCGCGCACGTGCAGCGGAGCGTCAACGGCGACCCCGCCGACTTCAACGCCTTCCCGGGGTTCCGCGTCGGCGGGCAGCAGGTCCTCGTCGTCGTCCCGACAACCATCTCCCAGGCGTTCGTCGTCGCGGTCACCCCGTCGACGGGGTTCACGCTTGAGCAGCTCGCCTCGCCGGTCAGCGTCGCGTTGCAGACCTTCGTCAACGCCCGCGGCATGGGAGCCAGGATCCGGATCTCCGACCTGATCGTCGCCGTCAAGGCGGTCCCCGGGGTCGGGGACGTGTCGTTCCTCTCGCCCCCGTCCAACCTGTCGGTCCCTGCCGGGACCCTCCTCCGGATCACGGACGCCGACGTGGCGCTGGTGTGAGCATGAGCGACCCCGTCGTCACGATCATCACCTCCCTGCCGCCGGCGAGCTCGACGACACCCGTGGTGTTCACGGTGGTCGGAGGGTCGACGGCGCCGATCCGGACGGCGTGGGCCAGCGTCGCCTTCCCGGGCATCGTCGGCGACGAGGTGATCTACAACGGTGCCCGCTTCGGTGCGTTCTACACCAACGGGATCAACTCCCGCGCCTCGGTCGTCAAGGGGTACCAGTTCACGATCCTCCGGGATGGTGGCTGGCCAGTCGGGGCGTTCCCAGTCGCCGCGTCGTTCACGATCAACGCGGTCGACACGCTCGGGAACGGCCAGGCGCCACCTGGCTTGTTGGTGCTCCTTGGCAACAGCAACCACAACTCCCAGGGGGTCAGCACCGACGGCTCGGCGAGGCAGGACGGCGTGCTCACCGCGGACACCCGGTTCGTGATGGACAAGATCTACGGCACCTCGTCCGGGGAGCCTGTCCCGCTGGTGGACATGGGGCGCGGCTCGCTGCGGGTGGCGAACGTGTCGACGTTCCCGGGGTTCGGTCCCGAGCGGTTCTTCGGGCCGGAGATCTTCACGCTGCTGAACGGGTTCGGCACGGCGGCGACCTTCGCGAACAAGCCGTGGCTGGTCTGCGTGTCGATCTCCGGCGTGAGGTTGCTCGACTCGCTCAAGGCGTCGAGCTACGGCACGTCCACGCCGGCGTTCGGCGGGAGCAACTTCTACACGTACTTTGTCAACCGGGTGAAGGCGGCGCGCGCCGACAGCGGCCGGGAGATCGGCGCGCTGATCTCCGACCTGGGACCGAACGACGGCGCCAACGTGTCCGACGCCAACCAGGTCGCCGCGCGGTGGGTCCAGATGTGGAGCGACCTGCAGAGCGACCTCGGGACGGGGTTCCCGCTGGTCCTCCTGCAGATGAACCCGAACGTCGACGCGTCGTTCAACCCATCGCTCGTTCGGCCGCAGCTCGTGACCGCCGCGTCCTCGATCGCGGGCTGCCGCCTCGTCATCCCGGACGGCCTGTCGCTGAACTCGGACAACATCCACTACGGGGCCCGCCGCATCGCGACGGTCGGCGGGATGTACGCCGCCGCCGTCCGAGACGTCCGCGGGCTGACGCCTCGGACGTCGACGGTCGTCGCGATGTACGGCTACGGGCAGCCCGAGTACAGCTCGTCGAGCAGCGGCGCGATCACGTTCAAGCCGTTCCCGTACCCGATGACGCAGGATGGTCAGGTGCAGCTCCTGGTCACGGGGTCGATGAAGAACAGCGGCGGGTACGTGACCATCCCGTCGCCGACGGTGCCTGCCTCGGGCTGGACGCAGCAGGTCAACAGCACGCAGGCGTTCGGGGGCCAGACCCAGGGGTTCGCGCTGTTCAGTCGCCCGACGGCGCAGGCTGACATCGACGCGAACAACCACCTCCCGCCGAACGCCCAGATACTGCTGAGCAACGACGAGAACTACTGCAAGCTGTTCACGGTCTTCGGGCCGTCGTTCCCCGTGCTCAGGAACTTCACGTTCTTCTCCCGCGGCTCGTTCTCCAACGCCAACCAGACCGTGGCGTCCATCAACAGCACCAGGCCGAACGCCCTGGTGGTGCTGGCGTTCGTCACCCAGGGTGGTGGCGCGAGCCTCACCGAGAGCTTCACGGTGACCAACGCTAACCTGACCAACCTGACCGTGTTCAGCGACGAGCCGTACGGGCTGTTCACCAGCAACTTCGGGATCCTGGTGGTGGCAGTCGGGACGATGGTCGCGCCCGGGGCGATCGGCGTGACGACGATCTCCCAGACCAACCCGTCGCTCAACTTCGCCGCGTGCGGGTGCATCGGCGTGGTGGAGGACGTCTAAGTGGCGAACGACAACTACAAGGGCAAGCTGATGCGACGCATGCTGCCTCCGCCGTACAAGAGGGAGTTCGGTAGGATCCTCCCGAACCTCCTAACGATCATCGGCCAGAGCGACAACCTCATCGGCGGGCTGTTCGGCAAGGACGACTTCCTGCCGGACGAGGGATGACGTGGGGTCAACCGACGCGACGTCAAGCCTGATCCGGCAAGTCCGCCAGGCGCTGCTGGTGTCAGGGTCGTCGGCCCCGTACATCGACGACGTCGGCAACAACCGGGGCGTCCCCCGGCCGCCGGGCACGACCGACGACGAGCTGTACCGCGCGGTCATCAAGGCGCTGGCGTGGCTGCCGAAGGGGCTGCTGCTCTCCTACCACGCGCTGCTCTCGGCGGTGTTCGGGACCCAGGAGCAGGCCAGGGCGCTGGTCGGTCGCCCGTGGCGGCTGTTCGAGGTCAACCCCCGCGAGGTGATCGTGGAGCTGCCCGCCGCGCTCGCCTTCGGGACGCTCGAGTCGTCGACCTACCTGCACGGCGCGAGCGGGTACGCGCGCGTTCCGGCCGGGCCGACCAACACGTTCACGGCCGACTTCGACCTCGGGCTGTCGAGCGCGACCACGGTGGTCGGGAAGGCCATCCACGTCGAGACGTCACCTGGCACCTGGACCAGCTACACCATCGCGAGCTACTCGTTCGCGGCCGGCGTGGCGACCGTCCAGGTCAGCGCATCCACGCTGCCGACCGGCGGAGGGCAGTTCTACCTGGAGGTCCCGGGCGACGGGACGGCGAGCTACCGCGGCGACTACGTTGCCACGGGCGGTCTCCAGTCGACCTACTCCACCGCGGCCGGGCCGGCGACGAACACCCTGTCGGTGGTCGGGGACGCGACCAGGGCGGCGCGGCCGGGGATGACCGTCAGGATCAGCGTGTCCGGCGCGTTCCAGACCCGCGTCGTGAGCACCCTGACCTACAGCCCGACGACGAACGTCACCACGGTCGTCGTCACCACGACCGACGTGCCCGGCGGCCAGGTCGGGCAGCCGTTCCTGGTCGACCAGGAGGCGGCCGACACCGCGATCACCCCGCCGCACGCCGACCGGGTATACTTGACTGGGACCGGCCTCTACCAGGTGGTGCAGTTCTACCTGGACCTGCTCGTGCGCTCGGCCGGGGTCAGGGTGAGGCTGGCGATCATCTAGGAGCAACCGAATGTCCACGGGAGACATCCTCAACCCCAAGCGGGTCCGCCTGCAGGCCAACGAGCGCCTCGACACCGTCGACACCGACCCGCTGTCCGTCGCCGCCCGGGAGCACCTGGACGCCTACGCGAGGGCGGTCGAGGCGCAGCCGAGGAACGTCGGGTCGTCGACGCCGACCGGGCTCATCCTCCAGGGGTTCGGTCTGACCCTCAACCCGACCGGACCGACCGACGGCAAGGTCCGCGTCGGCTCCCCGGTCGGCGTCGCGTTCGACGCCAACGGCCGGATGCTGGTCAAGGAGGCCGGGACGACGGTCGACATCACGCTGGCATCCGGCAACTCGCAGATCTACGCCTACTACCTCGAGACCTCGAGCGACACCGCGGTCCGCCGGTCGATCTCGGTCTCGTCCCCGTACACCGAGAGCGGCCAGGCCCAGTCGACCAAGTTCTTCGGTGGCGTCGGGTTCTGGGTCCGCGCCGGTGACCAGACCTCGATCGTCGCGAGCGACGTCGTCAACGGCGCGACGACCGCCCTGTGCTTCCTCGGCGTCGCCAACAACGCCGGCGGCACCGTGACGATGACCGGGTACGACGCGACCACGGCGCCGAACGGCTCGTTCGCGACCAACAGGATCACCTCGGTCGCGGCGCCGAGCACGCTCCCTCCCGCGAACACTGCGGGGGGGTCGGTCGTCACGATGCACGGCCTGACCAACGCGGCGCTCTACATGGTCGGGCAGGCCCTGTGGAAAGGGTCCGCGGTGTTCACGCCCGCGGCGGCCAACAACTTCGGCGCGTACACCACCCCGGCCACCGGGGTCGTCGAGAACCTCCGCGCGTCGACGGTCACCCTGTCGTCGGTCCTCTGGTCCGTGGCGAACACGGTGACCCGGCCGGACTTCGGCGGCGACGACGGTGTCATCCCATCCCCGCTGTGGGCCTACTGCGTGTCCCCGGGTGCCGCGTTCCTCCGGCAAGGGTCGGCCAACAACAAGATCCAGATCGCGCCGGGTGAGCTGCTGCAGAGCGACGGGACCCACCAGGAGCTGCTCAGGTACCGCTTCCAGGGCACCGAGGAGTTCACGCTGACGAACGGGGACGTCACCAACCCGAGGTGCGACCTGCTCCAGATGAAGATCACGTTCAGTGCCACCCTGGGGCCGCAGGTGCAGCTCTCGGTCAAGACCGGGACGCCGGCGGCGTCGCCCGTGATCCCGGACCCCGACGCTGGGTTCGTGCCTGTCGGCGTCGCGGTCGTCGGCCACGGCTGGACGACGGGTGGGATCGCCCCGACCTTCGGCGTCGACATCGTGGACACGAACAAGGTGGTCATCCACGACCAGCGCATGCCGCTCAGGGTCAACAACCTGGTCACCGACCCAGTCCTCTACAAGCTGCAGACGGCGTGGGCCCTGAGCAACGTCAACACCGCGGTGACGAGCAGCAGCGCGACGAACGCGCTGTGGGTCCGCTGCCCGACCAACTGGGGCCGGGTCGTGGGCGTCGACGTGTACGCGGGCGGGATCGCCGTGCCGACCAGCGCCATCACCCTCACCAGCATCGTCCCCGTCGGCCTGAGCTCGGGCACCCCGTCGAACCATGGGTTCGGCACGAACGTCGCGTCCGACACGTCGCTCCTGCTGCGGTCGAGGCGCGTCGACTTCGAGACCCTGCACACGCCGGCCGCCGGGCCGACCATCCAGGCGTCGGCCGTCAACAAGATCGGGGTGCCGCTCTGGGCCGGTGGGTTCCGCGTGCCGGGGATCCCGAACACGCTGCCGCAGTACGCGTTCGTCAAGGTCACCAACGCCAACAACGGCGTGTCCCTCGGGGAGACGATCTGGTACGTCGCCGGAGGACTCTAGGGCGCCTGGTGGGTCGTCACCAGGACGATCGGCCCGACGAACAGGGCCCCGCCGTCGTCTCCCGGACCGAGCCGGTGCGCGCGGAACTGCAGGTGGTAGCTGCGCTGCGTCGGGGAGACCAACTCGCCGCCCTCGGTGTTGTCGTCGGCGATCGGGACGACGGCGAGCGTCTGGGTCGAGTTCGAGGGCGCCGACGTCGCGGCGTGGCCGAGCGGAGCCGCGGCGTGGAACGCATCATCTTGGGCCGTCACGAGCATCGTCACGGTGTAGGCCGCGCTGCCGTACACGGAAGCCACCACCTGCTCGAAGGTGTCGCCGGAGCGGACCGGGAGGCTGATCCCGAGGAGGTCGCCATCGTCGACCGGAGACCAGTTCCCCGAGAGGATGCCGTTGAGTACCTGGAACGTCCCCGCTCCGACGCTGGTTCCGCCGAGCGCCGACAGCTTGGTGACGACGCTCCCCGGCCCGGCGACGATCTCCTGCTGGGACGCGCTCGTCGAGGCCACACACCCGACGAGCGTCGTGATCAATGTGATGATGATTTTCTTCATAAGTTATATATGAACATATGTATGAATTGATGTCTATATTTATTTCACCGCGTCCTCATCTGGCGTGCTGGCGCCCGGTTTCTCGTGGTACCATCCGTCGGCAACCAAAGGAGGATCTCCATGCACGTGGTACGAGGGACACCAGTGAACATCAATGGTCGGACCGGAGGGTCGCCGGGTCCGGCGACCACTACCGCCGTGCGCGTGCCGATGCCGGTTCCGACCGGCCGGCAGAAGACCTCCAACCCGACCGGGACCCAGGTGATCGCGCCGTCCACGACGTTCGCGCGCTACCTTCGCGTGATCAACGCCGACGCGACCAACGACCTCAAGGTCAGCTTCTTGGATGGAGCCACAGTCACGGTCCTCCACGGGACCAGCCAGGAATTTGCCGGGGAGATCCCGTGGATCGTGGTGCAGGCGTCGGCCTCGACGGTGCAGTGGGAGGCGTTTGCGGTCGTGGCCTCTTAGCTCCAATGTGAGGATCTGTGTATCAGCTGTCCGCAGCGTAATGCGGCACGGTGGTGTTTGGATTGATCTGGCGGATTTCTCGACGAGGTAGTACCGATCGATCCTGGGGCGGGTCGAACCTGGTCATCGCGTAGTTCACCCTGAGGCATCATGCCGAAGCAGCCAACCAGACCGTCGATGCCCGCCGTTCAACCCCCGGAGGACGGGGCCGACCTCGGGAGCGCCCGCCACAGGGCCTGCGGCGCAGCGCGGGCGGCGCTGTCTCGGACCGGCGACGTCGCCCGCCGCCTGGAGGAGCACATCGCCGAGGACAACGAGCAGCTGGGCGAGATCCGCCGCGACGTCGGGGAGCTGCGCAGTGAGTCCAGGGAACTCAGCAGCCACGTCGGCGACCTCAGGGTGGACGTCGCGAAGACCCTGTCCGCGGTCGACAACCTCACCGTGGCCGTCGGCGAGCAGCGCGAGATCAAGCATGTCAAGATGATCGCGGAGGTTGAGACAGGGAAGGCGGCCACGATCGCGATCATCGAGGACGAGGCCGACCAGCGGAGGACTCGTCGCGCCATCTGGCTCAAGGTTGGCGTCGCCGTCCTGACCCTGCTCAGCGGCATCGTCGGCGCCTTGATCGAGCACTTCCGCTGACCAGCCATCTCACGTTACCATCCTCGCCATGGGTTGCGTCGATCCGAGAGCTCCCCTGACACCCCTCCGGGTGACCCGCGGGGCGAGTCGGGTGTTCCTGTTCACCGTCCGGGCCGACTTGGTCACCGGGGACCTGTCCGCGGCCGTCGCCGGCGTCGACCAGGCGGTGCCGGGCAACCCGGTCGACCTCACCGGGGCCCGCGTGTGGTTCACGGTCAAGAACCGGGTCGAGGACCCCGCCGCGACGATCGCCAAGCGGAATCTCACCGCCGGCGGCGTCGACAACCAGATCCTGGTCATCGCCCCGCAGACCGGGGTCACCGCCGGGCAGTTCCGGGTGCTGCTCGACCCGGCCGACACCGCCGGGCTGGACCCGTCGGCGGCGTTCTGGTGCGACGCGTGGGTCCAGCTGCCGGGAGGCCCGCCGCTGCAGCGCTACCAGGTGATGGCGAACCGGCAGCTGGTCGTCGATCCCGGGGTCACCACCGCGTTTTGAAAGGAGGTCCGTATGCAGGAGACGAAGATCGCAGACGCGCCCGAACCATGGCCAGGGTTCGACGACACGATGAGCATCTGGATGGCTCTCGTTACGGAGCGCGAGCGCCTGCGGCACGTTGTGGAGACGAGGCAGCTCAGCGAGCCCATGTTCGGTCCGCCTGAGAAGACGAGGGCGCTGACGGACGCCGAGGTTTTCGTCGTGGAGAAGAAGCTGGCGCGCGTCTGCGAGCTGGTCGAGTTGTCGATGGCGCGTCGTCGCGAGCTCGCCGCCGCGCTCCTGGGGCTCGCATGACGATCTCGGGCACCGTCCAGCTCGCCGGTCGCATCAGGTACGCCCCGCCTGTGCCGACCTCGGATTGGTCCGCGAACCCGTCGTGGCTCTCCGACGTTCTGGAGGTCATGGCGTGCTCCGGCCGCAAGGAGGAGGAGTACACGCTCGCGGCCGACGGTGACACGACGGTCAACCTCGGCTCGCTCTCCGGCGCGAACTTGGTCGTGGTCAAGGTGATGCCGACCGTCGGGATCCCGCCGTCGCCGGGGTTCCCGAACGGCGTGCCTGCTGCACCCAACCCGGTCGTCGTCAAGCTCACCTCGACCGCCGGCTCCGCCCAGGCGCTCGTGGTGGACGGGCTCCTGTTCCTGCTCTCGGCGGGCACGCCGTACACGGCGATGACGATCGCGCGGTCCGCCGGCGTGCAGACGGTGGTCCGGGTGCTGCTGTTCGCGGCCGGTTCGTAATCGTTGACACTGTCAACAGGTTAAGCGTAGCCTCGCATACGTGACGACGGAACGACGCGCCACGGTGACGCGACTGAGCAACACGCGGTCCAGCGTGTCGTTCAGCTATCCGGGTTGGGACGAGAAGGCTGCGGCCAAGGCCAGGAAGCGGATCCTCGGCCTGCTGGACGACGCCCTCGCCATCGACCAGAAGGGCTCGAACTTCAACCCGAGCGTCCAGCAGGGTCTGTGGGACGGCCGGCGGCACGTGTTCCACCGGAACGAGGAGGACGGGACCTTCCCGGCTGGCGTGACGGGGCGGATGAAGGCGTTGCTGCGCGAGGATGGGTACCGGGTGATGCGGACGCGGGACGAGCGTGCCCGGCCACACGACATTACCGAGCTCGAGATCTCGGACGACATGCTGGTCGGAATCATCCTGCGGGATGATCAGATGCGCGTCATCGCGGCCGCACTTGAGGCTGGATGTGGCTTGTTACATGTCGCGACAGGCGGAGGCAAAACGGCCTGCAGCGCGGCCATCATCAAGGCATTGAGGAAGCGGTGCTTATTCCTCGTCCATACCAAGCAGCTGCTTCGTCAGGTTCGCGAGCAGCTGGCGCGCTTCCTCGGCACGATCGAGGAGCACATCGGTGTGATCGGGGACGGGAGGTTCGAGCCGAAGCACATCACCGTCGCCACCGTGCAGAGTCTGACCAGGGTGCGTGGTGATGCTCATAAGCGAGTCATCGCAAAATATCTCAAGACGATTGATGTACTGATTCTCGACGAGTGCTTCCCGGCCGGAACCATGGTCGGAGGCAAACCGATCGAGGACATTCGAGTTGGCGACGAGGTGCCGTCGTTCGATGGGAAATGTCTGATCGTGAAGAAGGTGGTTCGGACTTTTGTGAGCAGGCCGCAGGTGATGGTCAGCGTGGTGGCGGGTGGACGAGGCGTGGTTTGTACGCCGGGGCACCCATTCCTGACGATGCGAGGGTGGGTTCGTGCTCTTGAACTTTCTAGCTCAGACGTGGTACTTTGCACCACAGATGGTGTGGAAAGTGTCATGCGACCTGTGCAACTCCAAGCTCCCGGGTTCGGTGCGTGCGAAGAAGCAGCTCTACATGTGCATGAAATGCAAATTGGAGCGCCGCGAAGCTCGACGCCTGGTCGCGGAGAGTGCTTGCTTGGAATGTGGGGTCTTGGTTCGGATGACCGGGAAGGAGGACAAGGTACAGTACGATCAGGTTCGCAAGGGGCGTGCATACTGTTCGGAGGAACACAAGCGAGCATTTCTGTCGCGTCTGTCGTCGGAGACGATGGTTCGCACCAACCGCAGGTATGCGTCAGATCGGATGAAGACGAGGAACCCGATGCGGAAGGCATCCGTTCGCAGGAAGCAGAAGGCGACGCTTCGCGCGATGGGATGGAAGCCGGTCATCCGCGGAGGCAACGGCAAACCTCTCCCTATTCCCCAGCAGATCTTGGCGCTAGCCCTCAGGTGGCCGACGGAGGTGGTCGTGAAGACGCGCTCTCGACATCTCGGTTACCCGAATTGCTACAAGATCGACATTGCTTCGGAAGAACACAAAGTGGCGATAGAAGTGGATGGGAAGAGTCATGTAGCGATCTCTCGACAAGAACAAGACGAGAAGAAAGACGATTTCTTGCGTGGGAGAGGGTGGATAGTGTTGAGATTCTCGAACGAACAAGTGATGGGAAATTTGGAGGAGTGTGTCAAGACGGTCTTGTCTACAATCTCGAAGTCGAAGACACACACACGTACGTCGCGGACGGGTTCGTAGTTCACAACTGCCATCATAGTTCCTCGAAGTCATCATTCCGGCTCGTGCAGCGCATCGACGCGCCGTGGCGCTACGGCATGTCCGGCACGCCGTTCGGGCTCGCGGACGGCAAGGGCTTGCTGGTCGAGGCCGCGTTCGGCCCGGTCGTCAGCCGCGTGACGAACGAGGAGCTGATCGAGCTCGGGGTCAACGCCCGGCCGACCATCCGCATGCTCGAGGTCTCCGAGCCGCGGCTCGCGGACGGCCTGTCCTGGCAGGACGTGTACAAGGTGGGGATCGTGCTCAACGAGGCGCGCAACCGGATGGTCGCGCGCGAGGCCGCGGCGTTCGCCGCGAGGAGGCACGCGACGCTCGTGCTCGTGCGCGAGCTGTGGCACGGCGACAAGATCTGCGAGCTGCTCGCCGCGGCGGGCGTCCCGCACGCGTTCGTCCACGGGCAGATGCCGACCGACGAGGTCGAGCGCCAGAAGCACCGCCTGATCGAGGGCAAGATCATGGTGCTCGTCGCGTCGCCGATCTTCGGCGAGGGCGTCGACCTCCCGAGCTCGCCGGGCTTCCCCGGGGTCCGCGGGCTCATCATCGCGGACGGCGGGCAATCAGTAGCGAACGTATTGCAGAAGCTGGGACGAGGGTTGCGCAAGAAGCAAGGAGACAACCGCGTCGACGTCGTCGACTTCGCGGACACGATGCACCGTTGGCTCGCGCGGCACAGCCAGGAACGCATGTCAATGTATGAAGGCGAAGGATTTCAGGTCATCGCTTGACGTGTAGGCTCTGTGGAGAACCCTGTGGATCTTGTGGGTAACTCGGTGATGCAGCAAATGCTGGCATGCAAGCATCTTGACGTTGGCGTTCTCCGCGCGGTACTGATTCGGTGTGCCCAACGATCGCGCGTCCGGGATTCAGAGCACAGCTAGGAAGCGTGACACCAGAGCGCATCGAGAGAGGCGACTGCAAGTCGCCGGCGAGATCTGCGTCCTCTACCACGAGGCGGTGAGGGCCGAGGTCGCGACGCTCACCAAGGGCGGGCGCGCACACGCGGCGTCGCAGACGCTCGACGACGTCGAGTCGTCGGACCGGGAGTGGTTCCTCAAGGCGGCGACGATCTGCATCGAGGAGAGGGCCGATGCCCGCGACTTCGTGGTCGCGCAGTTCGCGCGCTGGCGGGAGGCGAGCGCGTACCTCGGCAAGTTCCTGCTGCCGCAGCCGCACCACCTCGGGAAGCTCGGCGCCCGCGTCCGGCTGCTGCAGCACCGGGCCGCGGAGGAGGTCCGCAGGTCCCGCGTGGTGATGCTCGACGAGCAGCCCAGGAAGCAGAGGTTCTTCGTCGATGAACGGGCGCTCAACGGGATCATGCGCATGTCTCGCATGGATCAGGCCGATGTGCTCGCCACGATGCCCGAGCGGTTCTCGCGCGAGTTCCTCGAGCACAAGGGCGCGTGGGCCGCCGTCCAGGACCTCTGGCAGGAGCGGCGCGCGTGACCGACCTCGCCCAGGAGGTCGTCGGCCGGGCGATCGCCCAGAGCCACCTCGCGGCGTGGAACGTGGGGATGCGGCGCTTCGGCATCACCGACGACATCCCGAGGCCGCGCGGGCTCCTGGTCGGCGAGGCTCCGGGCCCGAACACCGACGCGCTGCTCCCGCTGTTCCCGGATCCGGTCAACTCGGCCGGGGCCCGGCTGCTGCGCTACGCCGGGGTCGCCGCCGCGGACTGGCTGGGGAAGCTCGTCCGGGTGAACCTGTGCGAGGGGACCTGGTCCGAGCGTCGCGCGGTCGCCGGGCGCGCCCGCGTCCTTGCGTACCTGCTCGACGCGAGGAACTACTGGAGGGGGCGGCCGCTGCGCGTGCTGCTGCTCGGGGCCCGCGTCGCGCGCGCGTGGAGCTGCTACGGCCCGTTCGGTCACGTGCAGATCGACTACTACCTGGGCAAGCCGCGCCTCGGTGACCACGTCGAGATCGACGTCGCGTGGATCCCGTATCCCAGTGGTCGGAACCTGGCATACAACGAGCGCCGGAACCAGCTCCGCGCGCGGCGCGCCGTGCTCTGGGCGATGGGTGATAGGGACCACCCGTGAGTGTCTATGTTGACCGCGCGATCTATCGCTACCGGAGCATGATCATGTGCCACATGGTCGCGGACACGCCCAACGAGCTGCACGCGATGGCAGACCGGATCGGCGTCGCGCGGCGGTGGTTCCAGGACCCGAAGACGATGGGCGTGAGCACGCCGCACTACGACGTGTGTCGGAGCAAGCGAGCGCTCGCCGTCGCGGCTGGTGCCATCGAGTGCGACCGCAAGGGCTTCGTCGATCACGTCCGACGCATCCGAGCCAGCAGGGCGTGGCGATGAGGCAGCGGACGCGGATGGACGCCGTCGCGGAGGAGATGGCGGCGGACGACGAGGTCACCCCGTCGTGGAAGGTCTCCTATGGGCCGGACTTCGAGAAGCGGATGCTGCGCGTGCTCTACGCCGACCAGGAGTTCGCGACCACCGCCGGGATCCAGCTCGACCCACGCCTGTTCAGTACGCCCGCCCTGCGTTGGCTGGCCCAGAAAGTCGTCGGGTACGCCCGGGACAACGGGGCCGGGATCAGCAAGGACGCGCTCCGGATCGAGCTGGAGCGCGATGCCAAGGTCGGCCGGCTCACCAGCAAGAACCGGGAGGCCGCGGAGGCGCTGGTCGACACGGTCGACCAGGCGGTCAAGGATCGGAGCTACGTCCGAGGCGAGCTGTTCAAGTTCATCAAGAACCAGGTGACCGATCGTGCGGTGCGTGCCTGCCTCGACCACCTCGACGCGCAGGACTTCGACGCGATCGACGCCGAGCTCCAGAAGGTCCTCGACGTGCAAGCGGCGCTGGACGGTGGCCTCGGGCACTTCTTCGTGCGCGACCGCAAGGCTCGCCTGAAGCGTCGCAAGGGGTACGAGCCGAACGGGATCAGCACCGGGCTGTTCCTGGACGAGCTGCTCAAGCCGAAGGGCACCCCGCCGAAGTCGATCACGACCGTGGTGACTCCGAGCGGTGGAGGTAAGTCCGGGTCACTCATGTTCATGTGCCGCAGCGGCATCATCAACAGCGCCGCGAAGAGCCTGTACGTCACGACCGAGCTGTCTGAGGAGGTCATCTGCGACCGCCTCGACGCTTCGTTCACCGGCGTGTCCATCAACATGCTCGAGAAGGAACGCAAGAGGGTGTCGGCGAAGGTCGGCAAGCTCGGCATCAAGTACGGCGAGTTCCTGGTCGTCAAGGAGTTCCCGCCGGCCACGCTGACGCCGAGCGGACTGCGCGCGTACATCCGGCAGCTGGAGCGCGTCGCGTTCTACCCGACGTCGATCTACGTCGACTCGTGCGACGACATGGTTCCAGATCCGTCCGACCGCGGCCGGGACCGCGACGGGTACGAGGACTACGGCGCGGTCTGGCGCGGGTGCCGGCGGCTGAGCTACGAGGTCAACGCCCCGGTCCACACGGCGAGCCAGACCCAGCGCGGCGCCCTCAACCGGGAGCACGTGGATTGGGACCAGATCGCGGACAGCGCCAAGAAGGTGATGGTGTCAGACGTGGTGGTCATCCTCCAGCAGACCAAGGAGGAGTACCGGCAGAAGGTCGGGCGGTTCTACGTCGCGAAGAACCGATTCGGCATCGCGAAGAAAGAGTGGAAGGTGCGGCTGGACTGGGGGAAGATCGACATTCGGACCATCGGTTAAAGGAGATGACAGATGCCACCCAGGAAACAGAACGGCGTCGCCGACGACGGCCGCGTGTCAGTCAACCGCGAGGAGTACGCCGCGTTGGTCGCCCTCAAGGAAGTCTCCGAGACGCGCCTCGTGGAGGAAGAGAGGCTCAGGGCGCGCATCCACGACCTCGACGTGACGTGCCGCGCGCAGGCGAGGCGACTGGTCGAGGTCGACCTGGCCACGCAGCACCTCGAGCGCGTCAACGGCCTGCAGCGGTGCTTCATCGACCTGCTGCGCGCCGATCGCCCTGCGGTCGCCTCGCTGGAGGACCTGTCGACGTTCTGGCGGGCCTGGTTCATCACGACCGAGAACCTCGTGAAGCGCGAGCCCAAGCTCCGCGAAGAGGTCAGCAGGCTGGAGCCGGACCTGTTCAAGTCGTGGCGGATCTGGGTCCGAGACGCCGGCCAAGGGAGCCGGACGTTCGCCGTGGCTGGAGCCACGCGGGCGGAGGTCGACGGGGATCGGCTCGCGCTCTCGCAGGCCGCCTTCCAGGACCGCATCCTCGAGCAGCAGCGTGCGCAGACGGCGGCGTTGAGCGCGCGGGTCAAGGAGCTCGAGGGCGAGGTCGAGGCGTACCGATGCGCCGTCAAGGGCAAGACGTCATGAACCACGACAAGAGGACCGCGGCGGGCGGGAAGCGGTACGCGCGACGTCTCGATGATCATGTCTTGCTGCTCGCGGCCTGCCAGTGTCCGCCAACCAGCGGCCCATACGCGTCCAGCAAACCAGGTGGTGTTTGCGAGCTCTGCAGGAGTGCGGTCTTGACGCCGGAAGAGAAGCGCGACGCCGTGCCTCACGGGTGACCGACGATGCCGGTCAACTTCCGAGCCATCGATCGCGCGTTCGACGTCGAGCGCTACGTGCTCGACCTGCAGCCGGACGCGCAGCGCAGCGGCGGCAACTTGGTGGTGGTCTGCCCGCGCTGCGAGCGGCCGAAGCTGTGGGTGCTCACGGTCGACCGCGACGACGTGCGCGCCCCGGCGTGGCGGTGCTTCGGGCAGGACTGCGGGGACGCCGGCCGCACGGCGCTTTCGCTCGTGCGTCGGCTCGAGGACTGCGACACGTTCGAGGCTTTCGAGAAGATCGCGCGTTACGCCAAGGGCAACCAGCCCCTGGTCGACCTGCGCCGGCTCGTGGAGGACAGGCTGGCCGGTGAGGTCGAGGTGTGGGGAGAGGCTCCCGAACTCATTCCTTTGCCGGACGAGTTCATCCCGGCGCGCGTCGACCACCGGGCCCGGGATCTGCCGAGCTACTTCGTCGAGCGCGGGATCGGACCGAAGAAGGCGTCCCGCTGGGGCATCGGGTGGTGTGAGTCAGGTTACTTCAGGAACCGCCTCGTGGTCCCGGTGACCAGCGGTGAGGACGTTGCGTTCTTCGTGGCTCGTTACATGGCACGTCGACCACCGATGTGCGCGGGGCGGGATCTGCCGTGCCGGAAGTGCGGCGGGACCGACAAGCACAAGCGCCTGAAGAAGACCCTCTACCCGAAGGGGGCGAGGCCCGGACGGTTCCTGTTCAACTACGACTGCGCCCGTCACTGCAAGACGATCCGTGTCGTCGAGGGTGTCCTCGACGCGGTCCACGTCGGGCGGTCCGCGGTGGCGACGTTCGGCACGACGCTGTCCCAGTACCAGCTGGAGCTCCTGATGCGGACGGCCGCCGAGGAGCTCGTCATCATCTGGGATCGCGACCCGGACGCGAAGCCGGGCCACAGCGGGTACGAGAAGGCGCTGGCCCTCGCGGACCGCCTCGCCGACCTGTGGCGGATCCGCGTGGTGAGGCTCCCGGACGCCCGCGACCCGGACGAGCACACGCGGGAGTTCCTCCTGGAGCTCGAGCGCGGCACGCCGGCGCTCGACGCTACCGGGGCCCGCCGGTCGTACGTGATCGGCAGGTTGGAACGTCGATCGGCGTAGCCAGCGACTGCTGTTGACGTTGTCATCCGGGCGCGATAACATCTCGCGCGATGGCCAACGCGAAGAAGACCAACAAGAGCAAGACAACCAAGAAGGTCAAGGCGAAGGCCGAGACCAACAACAAGCGGAAGGATGAGTCGGACACCATGGATCGCGCCGCCCTCAAGAGCGTCGCCGCGCTGCTCAAGGACGCGGGCGTCGACATCAAGGTCCTGAAGGGCGACGCGGACGACGTCGTCCAGCGCAAGGTTAACGACGCGCTCCGGGAGCTCCCGGACGCCGAGATGATCCGGAAGCTCGAGTCGGTCGACCCGAACAAGATGACCAAGGAGCTCAAGCTCGGATGCCTCGGCGTCTTCATCGACCTCTCGGACGTGTCCTGCAGCAAGTGCCCGGACGCGGTCACCTGCGCCGGGAAGTTCATCGCCAACCTGAAGGGAGGGTTCCGCCACCTCGACGCGGCAGTCGTCACGGACAGCGCGGCCGAGAGCAAGAACCAGGCGAAGGCGTCCGAGGCCACCTCGGCGGGGCGGAAGCCCGTCACCAGGTACCAGGCCGACCGCCCGCTGTGGGTTCTGGACCGCCCCAACCCCAACAAGAAGGGCGACGACCTCCACAGGACGATAAACCGCGTGCTCAAGGAGCAGCCGGAGACGCTCGGCGAGCTGCGCGCGGTCGTCGAGCGAGACTTCGACCTCGACGGCGACGCCGACTTCATGAAGTTCGTGACCACCCTCCGCGACCCGCGGGAGGGTGTCATCAAGCTCGACGTCGACCTCGACGCCGAGGACCTGGCCGCGCTCCGGGCGGCCGGGTACGAGGTGTGACGGAAGTCTACGACCACCTGGTCGACGACTGGCGGGCGTGGACCGGGATCCTAAACGAGGCTCAGGCCCGGCAGCTCGTGGACACGTTTGCTAGGAGAGCCTTCCAACAACAAGAGAGCGAGAGAACAGACATGGCAAAGAGCATCTACAACGTGACCGCGCCGGCGACCATCCAGGGTGTCGTGGAGGCGACCGACGAGAAGGACGCAGCCCAGAAGTTCCGGGATCTGGTCAAGGCCATCTTCGGTCAGTCGCTGGGCGTCATCTCGATCGTGGGCGACCCGAAGGCTGCCGTGGTGGCCTCCGGGAAGCCATCTTCCAACAAGAAGGAAGAGGAAGAGGAGGAGGAGGAGGAAGAGGAGGAGGAGGAGGAAGAGGAGGAGGAAGAGGAGGAGGAAGAGGAGGAGGAAGAGGAGGAAGAGGAGG